GCCTGTCTTCACAACCTGCGGGGTCCCCAATCCCGACCACAGTGTTAGCTGTGGGCTGCAGGCTTCCCGGCTGGCGAACCGGGGGGTTAGAAACGCGTCAACGGGGTTAGACGGCTCAATTTTGGTTGAGGGGGAAGGTCGCCGCCAACAGGATGTGCGCCTGTGCGACCCGAGAAGGGCAGTGCTGAGTGTCTATTTCTGTGGAGGCCACCCACGTCATCAGCTTCCTATCTGACTCTACTTGGGTGGTACATACAAACAAACAGTTCACTTACTTTTTGGGCTTCTTTCCTCTTTTGCCCTTGTTGCTTTTGTTTTCCACAATGCCAGACGCTTTAGCGGACGTCGCTTTCATCTTCATAGGCCCTGCCTTCACTGGGACCTGTGATTTTCCAGCGGATCCGATAGTAACGACGGCTTTGCCCACCTTCAGCGCTGTTTTCGCCGCCTGTGCATACGGTGAAGAACCCAGGATCTTCATCGCAGGCGCAACGAACGGCTCCAACCTCTTGACACCCTTAATGATCTTGTGAATAACTGGATCATGTTCGGGATTCTCGAAGAAGAAGCCAGCAGCAGCGAGCGCAAGTTGAGCAACGTGGAGGGTCTCAAGAGTATACCCAGAGAGAGCAATCTGGAACAGTGCACTTGTGGTACGAAACTCGAGATGCGTGGTGACGGTCAGCGCCATGCTGGAGACGACACCAACACTCTGAAGAATGGCAACGTTGACCAATGAAGTGTTGTCCAAACGATAGACAGGAGTATTCTGAGAACCAGTGGTGTAGTCCCAGAACTCGGTCAAATCAGTGGACGGTGGGCAATAAGTGTAAAGCCCAGTCTCCAATGGCAACCAAGCCTTTTCAGCTGGGTGCAAACCCATTAGTGTTGCTTCGTTCGCAGTGAACGGGTTGTCAGTAGCCGGCGAGAGCCGGCCTGCAATGACAGTGCCGTTCTTGTTGAGAACTTGAGTAACGTTAGTGCACAACAGCGATACGGCTGTGACACGCGTAGACTGGTACGGGACTGGTGAGGTACTGAACTCGGCAGGACCAACGATTGGGCGAAAGCATCCGAGGGAAGCACCAGAGCTGGTGGTTGACCCACAGTTTGCTGTGCTCGTTGTATGCGTGAGTGTTGAAGCTCCTACAATCAAAGAGACGCCCATTTGCGGCGGCAGCACAGAAGCAGTGGCCGTGGAAACGGAGATACTCTTGGGGCGGAACCACTCCATATCATCGCTGGCTGCCGACGGGGCAAAGATGGCGATGACTGCGGAGCGGCGTCCCGCAACAATAGTAGCATTGAAAGAGCTGCTGGATGTTTCACCAGGACCCTTCCAGGTATCCATAAACACGGTAACGTTAATGTCAACCGGGGCTGCGTAGCCGCCGGCGCACCAAACCACTGCAACGGCATTAGCACCAATGAAACGCGGTGCCCATGGCAAGCTGCCAGTTTTGGAATCCAAACCCACCGGGTAGTTGTCCCAAAGGTCACCAACATAACCTGGACGATCTGCGGAGGCGAGCGATACGCCATTCGCGACCAGGAAAACAGGCGACAAGAAAGAATAATCTTCGATCTGTCCGGACCCAGTTGTGCTTAGGTCGGAGTACCAGTCCACTCCTGCAATCTCTGCCGCCCTTCCAGTTGTTGAGGCCCAGCACGGGAAGGCAGCCTGCCGAGTCAACATGACCTTAACGTCATTTGCGGCATTGAGCGGAAGCCTGGCTGGCTGATTAAAGCCAACGACGGCCGTGCGTTCAAGTGCCGGGTAACTCGGGAGTCTGTCTGGTGCATGCTCAGCTGGAAGGGCCAGCACCTTGGCCAAGCCAGTCATGGCTCGAACAGGGCTGGTGCTTGGCAAATTGATAGTGGCCTGCTGCATAATTTTAGTGCTTGTGAGAGTCTGGCCTGGCGAATGAACGCTCGCCCGCCTACATTTCATCAACACACAAAATCCGAGTGAGAACGGGATGGTCCAAGACGCAGGGGAACCGAGCAGTCTCCCTGACGTATTTGATGCAATGAAGCATCTCACAACTGGCCACCCCATAGCCCTCGGACAAATAGTGCACAACAGCTTCGTTGTAATCCGGAGTTCGCACACCCCATTCCCACGGTCTATTCAGGTCTGGCTCGCTCCTTCTGATCGTCCTTTTGCCATGGTACTCGAGGTACACTTTAGCAATGTCAGACAAGATAGGAACGATGGCCTGGGAGCTAACAACTTGCAACATGTTGCCAGCCATCCATGCCTCCTGATCTCCACTCTCGTAGTCAAGGCGCCACCCCAACTTCCAAAGGGCGCGCCCGACAGTCTTGGCAAAATACCACCGCCCCTCAAAGGGATGCGGTCTCATCGCCAAGTAGACCATGTCAAAGGGGTTGTCGGAAACCTTCATCTTGTCGGCACCGGCATCGAAGCCAAAGCCAGACAAAAGACCCGACAGGCGAATTCGAAATGACTCCGGCTCACATGGCAGATAAGGTACAAGGGCCAGTGAATCGTCGCCGCACACGGACAATCGAAGATTGTCAACAGCCCAGAGAATGTCCCTGAGCGTCAAGGCCTCAACGACCTTGTCCGTGAAAGCGGCAGACAAACACAAGAACATGACCGCTCCGTTCAAAAGGGCATTGGCAAGGGCGGTGTCGTCCCTGCCGCTGGCATTCATGACATACGCACGGTACGTCAACATCCAGCCCATGCCCGTCATGCGACCCTTCGGCTCGCGCCAACAGTCCATGACACGCTTGAAACGGTCATCCATATCGAAAAGGCCCATGCGCCTGTACAAGGACTCAACCCAATCCCACGAAAGATGAGAGTGAGAGTTGTCAAACATGGAGTAGTCACACATGATGGCCACGGAACCTTCCCGGTAGCAATCATTGAACCACAAGTTCAACTCCTCAACACTGACCGCTGCATAGAATATATGGCAATGCCTATTCCAGCAAGTCTTCAGCATGTGGGACAGAGGACGAAGCATCACACCCGTGATGAGGTGCGTGCAATCGTGCGGAGCCTGTATTAGGCGATCCACCAGTGAGAGCAACTCAGAGAGATCATCCTCGTTCTGGGCCGCGCCAAACAACTTCTCGCTCTTCATGAAGGACGAGAACCACTCCCAGGATGAATCCCAGTAGCGGTTGTTCAACTCCGTAACGGCTCGTAGGAAGGCCTTCTGCCTCCTAGGCGGGCAACCCGCAATCCACTCCGGAATCGTCATTGGCGTAAGCGTGAGCTCAAGCAGCCCATTCAGAAGGACGTCGTCGAACCTACCCACAACGGCCCAGCAACTAGCCTGGGGCTGGTGGGAAGGAGAACGGAACACACGGCAAAGCACGGCTTTGATAGCATTGTAAAGATTCAAGTCCGTCACGAACGGGGTTGCTCCGGCCACCGAAGGCCCGATAAGCAAACAGCGTGAACGACTCTCCTTCACGTGCACCAGAAACCGCGACAAATGCTCAGGATCAACTGGAAAAGTTTCCCCGTCGACCCGAACCTTGAGCCGGTGAGTCCCGTCGTTAGACGATAACTCCCTGAAGCGTATACTTCTTCGCAGGCGGGGGTAAAGTACCAGAGCGTGTTTCGACGGCGCCGCAAGGACCGCCGGACGGCTGGTACCCGTCCCGCACGTGCATGCCACGTTGGCACACACTGCCTGTCCGCGCAAGGGAAAGTGTACAAGGAGGGCACATCCTCCTCTTCCACCGGGCTCCTACTGGCCTCGGATCTCCACAAGACCAGCATTCACCACTCTTCCCCCTGCGCCGTCACTTGGGCCCATAATGGGGCTGCACCCCCGTCTGGACCTTAAGCAACGCCTCCTGCTCGAGCAACATCCTGTAGACGGCCACCGGATTGGAGTCACGGTCGTGCTCCTTCAGTGCCGCTCCCATGTGCAGGCGCAACGCCGCAACATGCTGCTCCTCAGCAGCCTTGATGACAGCGTCATACCGCATCCGAATCGCCGCATCCGTTGTGGGCGCCGTGAGAGACATAATGGACATCTCCCAGGTCTTGCCCAATGGCACGAAGACTGGACGTGGCGTATCTAACTCCTTCCTAAGCAATCCCTTGGTCAGGGGATCCAGAGAAATAGAGTAAGCGACGGTCTGGCAGTCCGGCATTATCGCCCGAACCTGCCACCGATGCTCACCAGCCTCATGGACATAAAGCTCAGAAAGGCGATGTTTGCGCCTTCCACACTGGATGTTTTGAACCCTGGACAGATCCCAATCCCCATTCGAAAAGTAGCGGGGATCAACGGAAAGGCCATCAGCAACCCGAGAGACAAGCACGTCTCCTGGGCGGGGCTTGATTGCCACCACCGAAGTCTCCCACCACACAGGGCCAAGAGCGCGTCGGACATAAGCCCTGCGAACCCAGCCAAACGAGTGGAAATAAGGCACCGCACATGGTGGTAGCGCCGCAGACCGGCCTTCACAGGCCATCTCGGACTTGGCGCTTGGATCCACCCAGCGATAACAACTGTCCCCGACGAGACCGACACCGGCTCCATCGACGTCAAATATGGGATTCGCACCCACGTATGCGCCGATCCTGGGAAGCCAGGCGTTGAGCGACAGCGATCGAACCTCCTGCTGTACAAACTCAAAATCCCGCCGGTCATTGCAGTCTTCCACGCCATCAAAGAACTCCCGAAGTAAAATAGGCGCGTCGACTTGCTCAACTCGAAACTTTCTGCCTTTCCGCTCACGCCTCACAGCGGCTCTTTCGCGGTCTGCAATCCTGCCAAAAGCAGAGGCAGCATGGACAAAAATCCCGTCAAACTCCCGCTCTTCTTGCAAAATAAGGTTAGAACGGATGCCCTGTTCCTCAATCGCAAGTAGACACTGACGGCCATACCTAAGCCACATCTCTTCAACATCAGGCTCAGGGCCGCCCTCGGGCTCAATAACGGGGTCCGGACGTAAGGCCTCAACTCGAGCCAGCAGAAGCTGTCGGTTGTAGTGGATAGCACGCTCGCGCTGCAAGCGATACATCTCCACCATCTCATCGGCCTCAACAGGCGGGCGTGGGGGCCCATCCGCCTGATTGTCCGGTTGGCGCGCCAGAAGGCACACCGGCCACAGTTCACGCAAGAAACGCGTAAGCGATGGTGTTGGGCTCTGCGCCCTGTGACGCCACTGGGCCACGGCAGGAGGGTTCCTTGGCACCCACAACTCTTGCATCTCTCTAAGAAAAGGTCTCACACGGAGAGCCTTGGGCGTGCACATCCCACAGGTTCCGGGTGGCCGTAAATCCTAGCGTGGTTGAACTAATTTCACGAGGAGACTACAGCAGGGGGAGACTCCCCCGATACGTTCACTAAATCCTAACCGTGGAATCGACCGCCGGTTCAAGGATTGGAACGCCTGCCCCAGCGGATGAGAGACGCCCACAGCGTGGTTGCCTCTGCACCCCCGGTTGCAGTTCCTCGGCTCGTTGAAATTTTGCATACGACCACGAAAGGGGCCGTGCAGGACCCCCAGAGACGCGCTTTTTCTCTTATCGAACGGTGCGCTAACCGGCG